ATAACCAGATTGCATACCATATCCATAAGTTGTGCCTGTCCAAACAGAAAATTTAACCCTTTGGCTTACCGCTTTCATTTCAACTTGAGTAGTTTGTAATCTTAATACTGTTCCGCTTCGAGTTCCAGACATTATTAAAGTTCCATTTTGAGAAGCATTATGTCCCCACATACCCCATTCACCATTACCAATCTGAGTTAAGCCAGAAAAACCACTTGGCAAAGTAGTTCCACCACCTCTATAACCTAGCGACATCCCATAATTTTCTTTTGACGTTGTTGTTGAATTATGTTCTGCAAAGAATATTCTACTAGAACCTTCGCCATCAGTTGCACCAGTATTACCTTCAATAGTACAGAATCTACTATTTGCATTAGCTCCGCCTCCAGGTACTCCAAAATTCATTGTTCCGCCTTTAACTAAAACAGATTCATTTACCCCATTATTTAGCTCTATATTACCGCCATTGTCAATCCTTAAACCAGTTAAATTTGCTGTATTTGTAAAACTAAAAGCACCTACTGAATCCATCGCAATTGTAGGGTGTCCAGATGATGCGGTTGTATCAAATTTTATTGCACTATTTGTTTGTAGAAAAATATCACCATGCACACACAAAGAATCTGAGGTTGTAGTTCCTTTTATTCCGACATTACCAGTAACTCTATCTATTTCAAATGAATTATTACCACCAGCACTATTATTATGTGATGTTATTCTAAATTTATTTCCTGAGCCATCATTTAATAAAGCATAACCATAAGTCATTACACCACCACCAGTAACCGATTCAGCCAATTCTAGTTTTGAGCTTTCATTACCAGTTACACCACCAATTCGCATTGTTGATGATGAACCATTTACAGCATTGTATTTCTGAAAGTCAAAATCAACTTTTGGTGATTGAGAGTTTACACCAAATCTGTAATCTGTTCCGCTATGTTGTTTTAGTGATAATATTCTAACATTTGTACCGCCAGAATTTACAATACCAAAATGTGCAATACCTCTGTCGCTACTTTCTCGACCAGCTTCTATTAATAAACCTCTATCGTTTGAATGATTAATAAGTATTGCCGCACCAGTATTATCGGCATCAGCACCAGCTTGAAACCTTGCAGTTAATCTAAATTCACCATTTGCTCCAGCTCCTAAAACATGCAATCTAGGTGCAACAGAACCAAAGTCATTATTAGTTGGAACAGCAATACCAACTCCTAAATTACCGCCATTAAAATAAGTATCACCATAACTTCTAGCTAAAAAGCCACCACCACCAATACCTTTTACGACACCACCACTTGAATTTGATTCAAGTTGAGCAAAATGTGTGGAATCGTATTCTGATATTACTTTATTTTCTGTTGTTCCAAGTGCTTTTACATAATGATTTGAAGCAACTGCATTAGCATAAAATGTTGCACTACCATCATTAATAACTAATTTATTATTTCCATTATGTGCGCCTCTAACTCCAAATACTATAGCAGCACCAGCAGCAGTATTACCATTTGTAATGTAAATATTACCAGTTCTGTTACCCATTATTCCATAACCAGTAACTCTTAATGAATCTTCAGAACCAGTTACATTTCCAGCATCATCAACACCATCAATTTGTACTCTGTTATTAGATAAAATAGCTCCATTCACATCTAATTTATCTGCTGGTGTACCTTCGCCAATGCCCACTTGACCATTGGAAAGTATAGTAAATCTATTTTCAGCTCCATTAGTTCCATTATAAAATCTTAATAAACCATCAGTTTCTACTAATAATTGTGCTTCTGGAACTGTAGAACTTGTTGTGCTATACCATCTTGCACCACCTATATTACCACTTGTTCTTGCCGAATGTAAATCAAAACCAGCAAAAGAGTTACCAGTTCTTATTGTTAAAGGAGCATCAGAATTTATTGACTGCGTACCAGCTCCAGTTGCTACATAACCCCCAAAAATACCACCATGTTCAACATCAATACTTAAATGACTTGCTCCAGATGTTCTAAAATAAAATGTTCTAGCACCGCCAGATTGCTGTTCTAAAACAGTATTATAACCATCTGTTCCATATCCAGCTGGCATGGCTGGTTTAAATACTATTGCATTTGTTGGTGTTACAGTTCCACTTGTTGATGTGGTTTCTGATGTACCAGTTAATGATAAAACATCTGCGCCTAATGTACCGCCATTTGCAACTGATGGAGTTGCAATGGTTACTTTTTCAGCGCCTATATTACCAGCCACATCTATATTACCTGAGGATACATTTAAATCACCATTTTGTACAAACACACCAGCAGAGGTTAATTGTATTTTTCTTGAACCATTAACAACAAAACCTAGTTGATGATTAGCTGGTCGATACATACCAGTATTTAAATCAGCTACAAAACCATAATCAACCTCTGCTGTTGAAGCTCTAGAATATGATAAAAAATTACCCTCGCTAGTAGCATCACCAGAAACAACACTTACTTGTGATTCAGTAGTATCAAAATGAAAAGCCGCACCACTACCAATACTAGTATTATCTGTATGAGCAAAATATAAAGTACCTTCTTGAAAAGGAGTAATTATATCATCACTAAATTTAATTTTAGCACCAACACCATTTGTTGTTGTTCTAATTGTAATTCCATCATCTGAATTTATTGTTAAAGAACCATTGTTAATATGACCAGTAGATGTTAAAGCACCTAACACAAATAAATTGCCGGAGGTATCTAAAGTCATTGACCTTGTTGTATCTTTTACAAATTGTAAATTACCAGAAGCATTACTTAAATCATTTGGGGATTCAAATATTCTCCATAAATTACCACCATTCCAATTTATACCCTCATTTCCGCCAGCATCATTAAAAGTTAGATTATTTATATTAACAATATTACCATTAACCATGTTGATTTGTTGACCACCCATAGTTATACCGCCACCAAAAGTTGATATTGCTTGAGTTGTAATACCACCAGCAAATGCTACTGTATTTGCACCTCTGCCAATAGTAATAATATCAACTCCAGCCGCACTATTATCATGTCTAATTATTTTAAACTTATTTGCTGTACCATCATAACGCATGGTAAATCCATAATTATCTGTGGATTCTCTTAATTGTACCTCTGTATTATATTCTGCTGCTGTTTGTATTTTTAATATTCTATCAGCTTCAATACTTGTATTACCAATGTTTTGATTACCTACAACAAATAAACTATCTAAAAACTTAGCTGTACCATCAATAAATAATTGACTAGCTGTTGAATCCCACCTAATACTACCATCATCTGCTGTACTGCTACCAAAATATAATCTTAAACCATCAGGTAAATGTGGCGATCTTCCAAATGGTACTGTGTTTGTTGATCCATCTAATCTGAAATATTCTACAACATCCCCACTACCATTGTCGTTTCTAAATACTATATCTTCATCATCTGAATAATTTGTTATATATAAACTACCAGTATGGTTTTCAATATTAGTATTACTTGATGTTGAATTATGATATATTTTTAAGTCATCAGATGTACCAGCTAAAAATAAAACATCATCATTTAATTTTAAATTGCCAGTCATTGTATCACCAGCTTTTAATACATTTAAACTAGCTGCTCCTGTTAAATCACCTGTAACATCTCCTGTTATAGTGCCACTAACTTCTAGTGTGCCAGTAATATCAACACCTCCTAGAACTGTTTCTAATACAACACCATTTGAATCGTATAATTTAGCAACACCACCAGCAACATATAAACCTTGATTTTGTTCACCAGCATTACCCGTAACACCCCATACTTGTAAATCACTATCAACAGTAATTCTCATTCCTTTTCCAGTACCACCAGAATCTGAATGTTGTATATGTGGTCCATAACCAGATGTAGCACCAGAACCTAAATATAAAAACTCATTAACTCTTAAATCTTCAACTTCTGCATCATCAAAAACAGCACCTTCAAATTCAACATCACCAGCAAATTTTGTTTTATTACTATTGTTTGCAGTAGCAGTATAAGCTGTTCCACCAGTTATAGTACCATCTGTATATGTTGTAGTTGGAGTAACCTTGCCACCTTTTTTACTTGTTATGTTACACTCAACTACTAAATCTCTATTGTCATCATTTGATCTAGCTTGTAATTCAAACGTATAATCAGCAGTTTTATATACTCTTAATAAATTAGCATCTTTACCATATACAATGGCATCATTATGTGTTGAGCTATCATCAATTCGACCTCTAAAAGCTACACTATAATATATAGTATGTAATCCAGCAGTTACACCAGAATTAGTATTTGGTTGATATACTTTAGCTTCTAGTTGAACACCATTTGGTGTAATAGCATTTGTAATAACAACATCAGCAACTTTTTTCCAAGTGCTTCCAGTAGAACCACTATTAGATTCAATCCATCTAAAATTAGTTCCAATACCATCTACATTAAAAGCACTATTATCTAGTTTAGTTCCCTCGCCACCTTTATATGCTATTGTATTTAAATAAATATTTTCTGCTGTTACATCACCGCCAAATGTACTTGTTGTTTTACCTAATACTAATGGAATTACAGTAGTTTCACCATCATTACCGCCTAATCTAAAACTATAAGTTCCAAAGTTTCCATTACCCTCGCTGCTTGTATCTTCTATGTAATTAAACATAGCAACTGTATCAGTTATTCCAATTTGTAGTGTTTGACTAGATGTGCTACCTAATCTTGTTATATTTAATGGCTGGTTGTTTGTGTTAGTATCGACAACTAAAGTTGTATCTATGTTACCTAATGTTGTAATTCTTCCATCCTTTGTCATCTGAAATCTTGTAGTGCCACTATCTTGAAATCTAATTAACGCATCACCAACATCATCTAAACCAGTTACACTAATTCTAAAACCAGAAGCATTATTACTGCTGTTTACAGTCATAGTTGGTGCAGTGCCATTTAAATTAAAACTATCAGAATTAATTGTAATACCACCGCCAAAAGCTCCGCCATTTGCTTTTGACACGAAATCTGTTGGCAATGTTTGATCGCCAGTATTAGTTCCAGATAAATTACTAGCACTTATAGTTCCACTAAAAGTTGAATTTTTATAAAAGTTGATAGTGTCAGCAGTATCTTCTGTAAACCTCATAAATTCTGAGCCACCTACAAAAAATCTTAATCTGTCATCAATATCTTCATTTATATATGTATGATTACCACCACCAAATTTTAATTTTTTAGAAACTGCTATACTAACATCATCAGAAAATGTTGCAGTAGTTCCAGATATTGCACTACCAGTAATATTGCCAAATGTTACATTACTATCAGTAGCAACATCTTGACCAATAGCAATTTCGCCAGATGTAATTGTAACTCCAGTTCCAGCAGTAAAACTAGCTCTGGCTCTAGTTGTTGTAAAATATTGATTAACAGATCCCTCGACTAAATCATTTGTATCATGGTTAGATAATGAGCTAACAGTTCCAGTTACATTACCCTCTAAATTAGCAATTAAGGTTCCAGTAATTGTTGTAGCAAATGTATTGCCTGGTTCAACAGTTCCTAAACCTAAGTTAAATTTTGGAGCAGTAACTCCAGTTGATGCATCATAAGCCATTCCAGCATACTTAGTGCCACTTTCAACAATAGTTCCATACCAACCTATATCTTTTGTGTTGGCTACATTATCCTTAGCCATTTCAATCATATTATCGCCTATTGCAATAATTGTTGAATCAATAATTGTTGTTGTACCATTTACTGTTAGGTCGCCAGATATAATTAAGTTGCCACCAATTTTAGCATTACCAGATGTGTGAAATTGATAAGCTGGTGATATTCCAATACCTAACCTAGTTCCAGATAAATATAGTGGTGAATCATTACCAAAACCATCAGAAAGTAGTTTTGCTGTACCAGAGAGATTTGAGTTATCTCCAATTTTTATTATTGCATTATAAGTATCTTGAACTCTTAAACCAGTATAAGTTGTTGCCATATTGTATTTTTTACAAATTTAAGCAATTTCGTTTACCTTTGTTTCCCTTGCCCTTTATACTTTTTTTTGTAGCCGTTTTGACTTTTAGATGCGTTTTTAGAATGCACACCTTTTCTTTTTTTCCTTGTGTTTGCTCTATATGTTTGAGCTATATTTTTAGCCATTATTTTTTAAATATACTACTTGATTTTTCAGCAGTTCGCCCACCAAAATAAGCTAACACTACTGCCATCATTACCTTTTCAAATGTATCATTCCAAGTTTCACCAATATGAAATGGCACACTTTCAATGCTATCTAATATACCAGCTAAACTAAATACAACAATACACCAAACCAAAACAAGTGGTCGCACATTTTTACTTAACCAAGAATCTGACATTGAATCAGCTTCCCATCTATTTGTAACTGCTTCAATTTCTTTGTTTTGTTGCTCGTAAATCATTTGTTGGAGCTTTATTTTATCATCATTAGATATTTTGGATTTACCAATTTCTGATAATGCTTCTTTAGGTGAACTAACACCACTTAACACTTTTCCTAGTGTTGGATTTATCATTGATGCCGCACCAAATAATAATTTGCCAACTGTCGTTTCTTTGAATTTCTTTTTATCACTCATAATTAAAAAATCTAAAATGTAAACCAAATAAAATTAAATATATATTTAGTTCCGAGTACTCTGCTAAATCATCTGCTGGATAATAAGAAAAACCTAAAAGAGGACCAGTACTTAAAATTTCCATAATACCAAACTGAAAATTATTCATTAGTAATATCTATATAAATAGTTTTACCTTTTTCTTTTACAGCTTTTAAACATCTTTTTCTATTTGAATCTGCATCAACATAACTTACATGAATCCAAGAGGCATTACCTTTATCATCTGGAAATTCAAATATAAGTTGATCAAAATCTAAATTATTTTTTATGTAATTATACATATCGTTATTTGACATATATCCATAATTATCATCTAAATCTATTGCTCTACCTTGACAATGTTGCGATTTACTTGATCCACCAATAGCTTTATTTAAATCTTCACTTCTAAAAAAAGAATTTATTTTTATTGGACCATTAACTACTTTTCTTAAAGGTTCAAACACTTTTTCTGCAATAAGTTCCATATTCTGTAATTGATAATCGTTTGGAGTATTATCGATACCTAATCTTAATGCTGTTACACTTCTTGTAGCTTCTTTATATGATATATGTTTGCTTAACATTTATTAATTTGTTGATGCTCTTCTATTGCCTTTAATTTTATTTATAGTGTTTTGAATTTCCATATTACTGACATTTATTTTAAATGATAAATCAGCAACATATTGCATTCTAATTCTGCCAGTTTTGTCAATTATAACAATGACTGGAACTGATGTAATGCCTTTTTGAATATCTTTTGGTTGATCTTTTAAATAACTAAACTTTACAAGAACACCATTTAAATTACTTAGATCGTAATTATTTCTCTCATTCCATTTTGCATTTATTTGCAAAACAGTAACATCTTGAGCTTTAACATAAACCGCAACCAATACAAATATCACACATAATATAAATTTTTTCATCTTTTTTTATAAACTTTATTCTCTAAATCTTTAATAGCTTCTTTATTTTCTTCAACATCTTCTTTTATGTTTTCTGTTAACTTATCAATAGTAACAATGTTTGATCTAATTAATTCGTCTTTAAATTTAAACTCCATTTTTTGTACAAACTCATCACCGCTAAAATTTTCAATTTTATTTTGTAAATCTGAAATGTCGCCTTGTAAAGTAAACCACATACTAGCTAAAGACACAGTACCAGCTATAATAATACCGATTGTTTTTAAATCTAATTGTACGTTAGTATCTTCACTAATCTTTGTTGCCATTTTTTTTGTTTGTTTTAATTTTTTGTATTGTATATATTATCGTCGCTAGTAATAAAATTATCCTTAATGACACCTCAATATTTGATAATGAAATTCCTAATGCTACTGTATTTATAAAATATAATTTCATATCTGTATTTTCCATTTTTTAACTTGTTTGTTCGACTCTAGTGGCTAATTCAATAACACCAATAAAATATGTATGATCATCTTTATCTAATTGTTCGTAATTAACACTATCTAAAACATTCATATAAACATTAAAATTATTAGCACTTAAATCAAAGTAACCACTACTTCTTGTTCTTAGCAAATATAATACTTCTGAAACTAAAGTATTTACATCTAAATCACCACCTATATCTGAATCAAATCTGGTAACACACTCAATTCTTGTAACACATTCTAAACAAAAATTTTGTGCATTTTGATTAATTTCATTTGTTGTTGTAGAATAAATCCATACATAAGGTGTATCAGCATTTCTAGGAACTCGATTAAAAACACTAACCGTATCACCACTAATATTAGGAATATTGCCATTTAAAGCAGTATAAATTTTTTGCCTAATAAATTGCATTGCTTCTCTCATTCTATAATTTTATCAATTTGTTTTTCTAATTTTTTAAATAATAAATTTATCTCTAACTCAGCATTTGGATAAAAATATTCTCTTCCTTTTATAGTTCTTCCTTTTTTAGTTTTCCAACCAAATTCTTGATAGTAAGCATAACTAGCTGATGCTTGTACATATACACTTTTATCTTTACCAAAATTTATACTAGATTTTAGAAACCCAGTATCTAATGGAGCATCTATTTTAGCTCTTTTACTTATAAGAGAAGCAGTAACGGCAAAAGCATTTGTTAATTGATCTTCTGTAAAATTTTTTAATTCTGCTATGTCAATTAAAATTTTATTTATATCATCGGTATTTACTTTTACATCAATCATATCGGTTCGTATGTTCCAATTAATTTAACATATTTTTTTTCGATCATATTATAATAATCGTTTACTCGATATTTACCCTCACCATCAATATCAAATAAAAAATCGCTGTGTGTAATTGTATCAAAATCTTTTTTTCTTAAAATAACTTCTGACACTCTATTGTATTTTCTTACTCCTTGACTTTGAGATATATCTCCAGAAACTTCTTTTGCATCACCCCATAATGTTACATTTAAAGTATAACCACTACTTGTAAATCCACCATAACCATCATCGGATTTATTAGGAGTATAAAATTTTATTACGTTTTTAAATTTTCCGGGATTCATTATATAAACATATTTTTGTAACTGTTTAAAATAGTTTTTGTTGATGATGGTATTTTTGTAACTTCTTTTCCTACTTCAAAATCGCTTCTATTATCGTATAAAGTTGTACTTAATTGTAATATAGATTGCTCTAGTAATTTATCATCTAATCCGCTTGTTACATATACAATTTTTACTTTTTCAGCTGGACCATCTAAATCTATAGTTTCATTATCTAATCCCTCTATCGTATAATCTGTATAAGCTGTACCCTCAATATGTATTGATGAAATGCTTTCTATAGGACCAAATGGAAGATCAAATATTCCGTTTGTTTCTGGTATATAATAAGTTCTATTTTTTGCGACTATATCTCTTGATATATAGTTTTCACACCATATTCTAGCTTGTACAATTATACTCCCTATCAATGTATCGTCTAAAGTATTACTTATTCTAGCAAATGATTTAAACTCACTTACACTAACAATTTCTGATCCAGTTACTGAATTAATCTTTATTTGTCTCATTTTTTGTTTCTTTTGAATCTAGTTTTAATTCTTTTGTTTGTTTTTTAATTTTAGATTCTTTTTTCGCCCATCCTTTATTAATCCAAGTTTGTGCTAACTCATCACCTAAATTTATTACAGAATCTTTTTCTATTGATTTTCCGTCTTGTTTAATTGATGTCAAAAGTTTTATTTTCATAATAATAATTTTAAACAAAGATAAAAAAAAAGTGCCACTCGGTTTTAAGGAGTGACACTAACAATTATGGAATAGGTCAAAGTTATTAAAATTTTCTTTATACTTGTTATTTAATGACACTCTTAATGAAGTTTGCCCTAAATTTTTTATTATAAAGAATCCTAAATACTCTTCACTCCATATAGCAAAAAAATCAACTAACCTTTTATCATAACTTGGATCACCTGACCTTTTAAGTGTTATCTGTGTATTACCTCTATGTTTATACCTATCAACACCTAAATACTTTACTTGAACCTTTTTAAGAGCACCATTCTTCTCAATTATGCAATCATAAGGACTTGAATCCAATAGTGGCATAGAAACGTTAAAACCTTGCTTAATAGCTGTACTAGCAAAGTGATGCTCAGCATAACACCCTTTTTGATTGGCATTCATTTAAGTAATATAAAAAAAAGCCGATTAAGTTAATAATCGACTTTTTAACAAACAACTCAAACAAAATTATCATTTATTCTTTTCTAGTGTCTCTTTTATCTCTGTAAATTTTTTTACTATAAATATCTGTTTTCTTGTTGGTAACTTATAAAATTTATTAGCACCTATTACATGATCTATAAAAAAATCTAAATTATTATATTCAGGCATATTATTTAGTATTTAATAAAACTGATACACCTAACACACCAAATACAATAGTAGTAAACATATCAAAATTTAAGTACATTGATCTTATTCCCATAAAAAAAAGGAAACCACCAATTGCTAATTGATAAGTCCTTTTTTTAATTAATTGTTCTTCTTGATCTTCCATATTAACATTCTATTTTTTTGTTCTTCTCTATCTAAATTATCCCAATCACTATCCATACAAGGATGATTTATTTTTCTAAATCCTTTTAACTTGTTTATGTTGTGATATAATCTTTCTCTAGTAGCCATATAATTCCTCTTTAAATGTGTTAAATATTTTTTCTTCTATTTCATCAATAATAAAACTACCATCTAATAGTTCTGTTATTTCTGAGTCGTTGTGCCATACCTCGTGTAAATCAACATTAGGTGGAGTGTTAGTAGCTTCATCGCCCTCGTAGAATTTGAACTGTACAAATAATACAACACCTTTAAATTTAATTATTCTAGTTTCCATATTTAAGTTTAAAAAGGGAGCTGTTACACTCCCAATGTTATTATTTTTTTTTGTTAAAATTTAACCAATAATTATATTGTTTTTCACAAGCATACCAAGCTTCTAACAATGTATCATAACCTTTATTTTCATAAACCTCATCCATTACACCATTAACACATCTTGACACTCTATACAATCTTCTTGATGTATGATAAAAAGGTTTAAAAGAGATATTTTCGTTTCTCCAGTTTTTAAAAGCTTTAGTTTCATTTAAATAATTTTCCATTTGTTTGTTTGTTTGTATAACTGCTTCGTTACAATTATAACATAAAGATAAGTACAATTATTTGAATATGCAAATATATTTTCAATTTTAAAGTATTTTTTTAACTATTACACATAAAAAAAGGGGTAAAAAATACCCCTCTTTTATTATAAACTTGAAACTATTATGGTGTTTCAAGTGCAGCTTTAGACGTACTAAATGCACCATTAACAAATGCATTAGGTAAGTAGTTTGTAAGAGCAATTCTTTCCAAACATCTAACCGTAATAAATCCATCTCTAACATTCGTTCCATCTTCTCTAAAGAATTCAACTGAAACATTATCTCTAATCCACATTTGAGTTCCTTGACTAAAGTCACCTAAAAGATAGTTACCTGCACCAATAGCAGTATTTAAAATTACTGGCACACCATTAAATTGTGGCTGTAATCCTTGATAAACTTGTTCTTTTAAGTAAGATAAGTTAGAATCTTTTAATAATAAGATTTTATGAAAATCTGTTGGGTTTAAGATAATTTGGTTAGCAGAGTAGTTTGATAAAGCTAACTGGTTTAAAGCAGCAATAATAACATCAAACTCATTTGCACCATTTACTGACTGATAAAATGCACCACTAGATGATACATCAAAGTCAGCAGCATCAGTAATAATACCAGATAAATTTGGAGCAGAACCATTACCATTTAGTAATTGGTCATCCTCAGCAGTAAGTAATTTACTTGGTACTCTTGCAGAAATATAAGAAGTTAATTGAGGTGTATCAGCTAACATTTCTTCTGATATTCTCAAGTAAGCACCTAATTTCTGAACATTTACTGAACTAGCAGTCATATCAAAATCAGATTGTCCTAATGTAGCACCCTCTGCTTTCATAGCTGATCCATCGCTGTATCCTGATTCTTTTACAAATCTAATTACATCAGATGTAGTTGATCCTTGTGAGATTAACTGTCTAATGTGTTGTGGACGAGCTGGGTCATACTTATATCCTGCCACTCTATCAGCTGGAATAACCTCACCGGTGAAATCTGCACCAGTTGTCATATCAGCTTTAATTTCAAATGAAGCACCTCTTGTGTTTCCATTTTTCATATTATCTAAAACACCCTCATTGATACTTTTTATAAGTGATCCTTTAAATGATTTATCTTCATTTTTAGATTCAACCATATCAAAGTGTTTTTTGTTTGCAACTTCCATTGCATCCATTCTCGAGTTAAAATCGTTTGTAAGATTTTTGATTTCGCCTTTTAGAGCTTCATCTGCCTTACCAGTTGCCGAGTCAACTGCTTGTCCGTGAGCTTTTTCCAATTTAGCATCTATAATATCGCCTAATTGGTCAAGCTGTTTTTTTACATTTTCTTCCATTGAAGTAAGTTTTATTTTAAATTATTTAACAAATATTTATAAACATCAAACTCTTCCTCTTTTTTTGTCGGCTCAGTAATTTCATCAATTGGCTGAGTGGCATTTATAAATAAAGATTTTAGCTTGTATATTTCACTTTCTATTGCATATCCCATATCATCTGAGATATTGCCTTTTCTTATTAATTTAGTTAGATTATCGTATCTAGATAAAACATTATCTAAAATTTGTTCTCCTTTAACATCCATAATTTTTGCCTGATCGTTTGCAGCCATCGTAACAGCAGAAATCTCATACAATTTTACTTCTTTTATTTCTCGATAATCACCTTTTTGTTCTTTAACCATTGGTAAGATACCTACACTATTTTCTGTAATAACTCCCGCTTTCATTAACTCAATAACATCTGTTCCTAGTGATGTTTTAGGTACCTCTGCTACAAAAACTAATCCTTTTGAATCCTCGTATAACTCTTTCATTTTACCAATTGGTTTCATCATATCGTGTTGATACAAATATTTAACCCTATGACCATTTTCTTTAATTGTTTTAAGATATGCTCCTTGTCTAATTATATCTTGATCACTATCTAAATTATTAAAAAATGATCCATATCCTTTTACGATATTATTCTTTTCGTCGTAATCGTGCATTCCCTTTATTGTAGCAGCTTTGTATAAAAATTCCATTTAATAAGTTTTCATCAAAATTAATGATTTTTTTTTAAATCTATTCTTGATCAATAATTGATCCAATTGCAACAGCAACACCTATTGATTCTAATATGTTTTGCTCGTGTATTGGAATAGGTTTTGGCTGATAGTTTATAGTACATCTACAGTTTATTATATTCTCAGCACTACCTTCACCTGGTCGAAACATATTTTCACCACCAACATTAAAATACTCTCTATAAGGGATAGTTTTAAAATTTAAAGCGGCATGCCAAGATCGTTCGTTTAATCCCATAGAATGAATCCAAGTTTTCTCTAAGTTTTCCTCTCCAAATAAATCTAAAGCACTTGTTTGTGTAGCAAAATTTGCTATTCTATTACTTTCTGTTCTAACTAATCTTTTTGCTTGATATCTACTATATTGTTTAAATTGGTTTCTTAAAATTCTTGCTTTTTGATCAGCACCTAACATCATAAACTCAGGATCACTCATTAATTTTTGAGTTAATTTAATTAAAGTTTTTTTAGCTGTTCCACTTACTAAACTAACATTAACTGCCGCTACTTTAGATGCATAATTAGCAAAATAACTTTCCCAGATTTGTAATTTAGTTTGTGGAGCATTTTTTTTAACTATATACTTTTCGTATTTATTGTAATACCATTTTGCAAATCTCAAACCAATTGATTTATACATTTCTGTATATATGTTTTTTACTAACCCATATTGAAATAATGATTGATAGTCGGTAGTACCATTTTGAATAAAATTATCTACTCCTTTAAAATATTCTGTTTGATAATATTTTTGAATTTGAGGATTTATTTTTCTTTCAGCTATATTTAACTGTTTTTCATAATCCTCTCTATATCTATCTAAAACTTTTTTTCTTGCATTACTCATCCTTTTTGTATGTAGCAAATTTTGGATATAAGTGTTTGTATTTTTTTTCTTCGTGCCAAGTTTTTAGAGCATCTTCATATTCCTCGTGTGTTTCAAATGGCATATAAATAGTTTCTCCATCCATATCGTGAGTGTGAAATCCCTCTCCTCCTAACTCTCTTGCTCTTTCTTCCGCTTCCTCTTGTGTAGTAAATACATCAGTCATTCCTCTAACTTCTTCCTTTTGTAATTCAATTTGATCTAATTTTTTTTCTTCTTCATCTTCCTCAATTGGTTGAGGTAAAGGAATATCAATATCGTTATTTGACATTGGAATCAAATTAGCTGGTACATAAAAATCGTTTAATGATTCATTCTCCTCTTGAGCATAACTCATTGATTCTCTTTTTTCATTTGGAGAAACCCACCAAGCTTTTGACATTTGATCAACTACTTTATCCATTTCTTCTTGAAGTTCTGGTATCACACTAAAATCAAAATCTATATACATTTTATCTCCATATTGAGGAGTTAACCATCTATTTAGTTCATCTCTAATTTTTATTAACTCTGGTATAACACAATTTTGATATAATGCCTTTTTAGCTTCTTTAACATTATTATATGTACTTGATTTATCGTTATTTAATAATACTGATGGTACTGAATAGATATTACATAAATCCTTTATCGAAGCATTATATTGCTCTAACAAACTAATATCTGCCGCATTTAATCCAAAGTTAACCCAAGATAATTTCTTTGGTGTAATAATTACATCACCAGCATTATTACTTCCTTGGAAGTTTTGTTTAAACTTATCTTTTAATTGTTGTGCTTGTACTTCATTTAGATCGCCCTCATCACTCATTAAAATACCTCTAGCAGTTTGATTTTGTAAATATTTAACACCAGTTTGAACAGCTTCATTATTTGTAGTTAATGACCTTAAACCAGCTTTTAAAGGTGATTGACCGTATAAGTGAGAACCAGTACCATCATAATAAGGATTAAAATCTTTAATATGGCAAATTTGTTCTGCTGGAATAGTATAAGCACCATTATATTCAACTCTATATTCTTTTACTGGGTCAAACATACCACCACTAATAATCTCCATTACTTGACTTGGCATTACATATAATTCTTGGTATTTACCTATATTGTTTCCAGTTTCTGGTCCAATTCCATATATGTATCTGTTTCCAGTTAATTTACCAAAAGCTATTAATTCACTTATAAAAGTAGCATAAGATTGAGAGGGATTAGGACGTTCTAATAATTTATGTAAATCAGTATCATCTAATTGTACTAAAGCTTGTTTTTTTATAAGGTTTGCTTTGTGTAATATTGATCCATCTACTAAACCACTTGACATAGCTTTATATCTTTTCAATTCATTATCATTTACTTTTTCATAAACATTTATAGGAATTGTACTTGCTGCTTTAGTAATTATATTAATTAAAGAATATACAGTTGCATTTTTTCTATATCCCTCATCAATGTAAGTTGTGTCGTTTTCTGGGTTCCAAACTAAACTTTCACCAAGCCAATTATATATAGCTTGGTTGTATTGTGAATTTGTTTGTTGATTATTTTTGGTTAAGAGATTTTTAAATCTGTCGAAGATTGATGCCATTAATACAAAATTTTCTGTAAAAATACAAAATAAACTAGAATTGCTAAATTACAAAAAAGTCGTATCTATTTTTGTACCTACTATATACACAATATCTCATTGCGTCCATTGTGTGATCGTTTTTTGAAATAGGTTTATTTATTATAGTTCCATCTTTTAATTCTTCCCAAAAGTAAGTCATTTGTTCTTTTTTAATGTTTTTACTTTCATTTGAAATAACTATATCAAACTCTTTTAATAAACTTATACCAGCATTAATACTTCCTTGACCTTTAATTGTAGGTTTTGCTAATACATCCATTTGTCTTAATTCTTCAATAGATTTTGGTTCAGCACTATCGCAATAAGCTAATTTTTGATTTAAATTATTTTGTTTTAAAAATTGTGCTAAATCTCTATTTGTCATCCCTTTTTTATATAACCATTCGTGAACATATAATTTATCTCCTACTTTACCCACCTCTACAACAACACAAGGATCATTTGAATATCCAAAGTCAATACCTAATGCAGTTTCAGAAAACTCAGGAAATTCAGATTTTGGTAAATATTTCCAAGTTGTAAAAATTTGTCTATTACTAAATATTGCTCTTTGCCCCTCTCCATATACTCTCCAATAGTCAGGATCACGTTCTCTTATTCTTTCAATTTCATCAACAAGTTCTTTAGGTAAAAACTTATTGTCTTTATATGTACTAATGAATAAATCGGCATCATCTCTTTCAGCTAGATCATATAAAAAATGTATTGGATCAGAGGGATTAAAATCTATTAAAATATAGTTTCTAGTTCTCATTGCTAACTGGTTATAGTCCTCGAAAAACAATTCATTACCCTCATTAATCCATAAAATATCTCTACTACTTCCTCTAATTTTTTGTGCATCATCAGTACTAAACATTTCTAGTGTATGACCATTGTATAAAAACGTATTATCTGACTTATTATGTGTTCCACTCCAATAAATACCTAATTGCCTTGAAATGTGTAGAAAATCTCTTAAAACCGATCTTTTAATTGCAGGTAAAGTTTTTCTAACTATTGATATAGTTAATGGTTTTTTACTTATAGTCATTAAATACAAAACATATTGCATTAATGAATAAGTTTTACCACTTCTAGTACCTCCTTGAAATATTCTTAATCTTTTGTCTGAATTTAATGCTTGATAAAACTGTTTGTTGCAATATTCTTTTATTCTTTTTCGTTGGCTGGTGTCCATTCAATTAATTTAGATTCAATAGATGCTTCGTGTTGTATTTCTTGTCTTTCAACATAACCTCTTTTTTTACCTAGAGTTTTGAGTAAAAAAATTGTTGCTGTAGTATTACCTTCTTGAATTTGTTTATGTAATTGACTTTCAGCGAAATCTAATGTAACATTTTTTAAATCATTACAAGTTTTTTGGTATTCTTTATCTTCATTATACCATCTGTAATGTGTACTTCTATCTATACCTACTTGTTTACATGCTGTTGTAACAACACCTAATGATTTTTCTAAAGCATTAACCATTGCTTCCTTTTTTAGTGTTGCATTTTGTTGTTTATCCATTATACAAAACTATAAAAAAAAAGGTAGAAACTCTACTCAGGGTGAGGATGAGTATTTGTAGATGAGTAACTACCTTTAAAATGTCGCTTTCCAATAGGACTTTTTAATTATCTATTTTTTGTATAATTTTTCCTTCTAAATCAATTATAGTATAACCGTGAAATTTTAATAATTCAATTGCATCACCTATTTTTTTAACTCTCTGTCTATAATGATCAAATATTTCGTTTTCCATTATCTTCTGTAATAAGAATTAGTTTGTGCTTTTGGTTGACCATCCCATTCCATAGCATTAGAATAAGAATTTATAGCTATCCTAGCGGTAGTATAATGATCGTAATAAGCATATTTAATTTTCTTTTTCATTGGCTCACCCTCTGCTGCTGGATAAGGCATTACAGCATCTGTATAAGGTGTGCTTTTTATTTCATCTAGTTGACTTTCAATTGGAACAAGGATTACACTTGCTTTTCCTACTAATTCTTTGACCTTGTAATAATCAATATTTGTTTGATCATAACCCCAAGAATTGTAAAATATATCTCCTACTTTAGTTTTTGAATTGTCGTAAATGTATCTTTTTTTAGTTTTTTCCATAATTAATTTTTTAATTTACAGTAAAGTTAAAAAAAAATTTAATATTAAAAAAATATTTTACATTATTTTTGCCTAATAAGATTTAAAAACTCATTACGAGGGTTGAATTCATCTTTAAATTTACCAATCATTTTAGACGTCGTAGTAAACGTATCGTGCTTTTTTACACCTCTCATCTCCATACACATATGCTTAGCTGTTAAAACAACTGCTACACCTTTAGGGTCGAGTTTATCTTGTAAAAATTCAGCTACTTGAGTAGTAATACGTTCTTGATTTTGTAATCTTCTTGAAAATGTTTCAAGTGTTCTAGCTAATTTACTCAAACCAACTATTCTTTTGTTTGGAATGTAAGCTATATGACCATATCCAAAAAAAGGCGCTATATGGTGTTCACATAATGAATGAAAAGGAATATTTGTTTGTACTATCATTTCATCATATCCCTCACCTTCAAAAGTAGTACAATTCCAATTGGGTGGATTTAAAAACTCTTTAAAAAACTTAATAAACCTTTTTGGTGTATCTAGTAAACCCTCTCTAGTTACATCCTCTCCAAAATATTGTAATAATCTCTTTACATTGTCCTCAACTGTTTCTACTGTATCGTTTTCTTTAACTTCCCAAGGAAAAACTATCCAATCGTTATGGTACTCTTTTTTCTTATCTATTAATACCTCAAATGGTTTTTTAAAATTTTTATATCTTTCTTGTGTTGTTCCGCTATCAATTAAATCATCAACTATAACATCACAATCTTCTATTTTATCAACCGCATTTCCAATTACTCCAGCTACAACTTGACCACCCCTAGGAACACCCCAAAAATTAGAGTTAGGATATTTTTTTTTAATTTTTAAAGCTCTTACAAATATCTCATCCCACGTTATATACTTCTTCATACTCCAGTTTTTTTATTCCAAATTTCTATGTGTAACCTTGTAGTAAAATTAATATGATTATTTTTTGCTAATTCAACTACAAATTGTTTATTCTGATTTAATAATTCTTGATTTTCTCCTGCTGGCATTAAATAAATTTTATTTCTATCTATTAATGGCATATATAAATGTCCTATCTCATGCCATTCTTTCATTTTGTTAATTACAAATTTAAATATAGTGTTGTGTTTATTTAATTCTATTATTACATCCTCTTTAAAAGTCATAGAAGTATCATTACCACTGTTTAATAATTTAGGACTACAATTCCACAAATCAATATTTAATAATAGATATTCATTAGGCATTATGGTTCCATTTGTTTCTACCTCAAAAAATGCATAAGGATTAATCTCTTTGTAAACGTATTTCATAAATTCTTCTAATCCCTTTTGTTGCATCGTTGGTTCTCCGCCAGTCAAAATAACGTGAGCACCTAGTTTTATTGCTTTTATACATTCTTCATCTAATATTTCATTTACTGGTTTTGAGGTAGCTTTCATCCATACCTCTACTGTATCACACCTAAATTCTGCGCCATTATGTAATTCTCCATCAAATTGAGTTCCCATACCGCCACACATAAGATTACAACCACCTAATCTAACAAATACACTTGGAATACCAACTGTTTTACCCTCTCCTTGTATTGAGTAAAAAACCTCGCTAATTGCTAATTTCGTTTCCATTATATATAATTGTTGATGATTTTGTTTCCGCTAATTGTATCTCACATATTGGTAATTTAGTTTCGTTTTTAATTCTTGTAAATAACCAAATCGCCATATTTTCAGCACTTGTTTCGAAAGGTAGTTTTCTATAAGGTTCGTTTGATAAATCTAGAACCGAACATAAATTATCTTTTTCCCATAACAAAAAATAATGATCATAGTATTTAATAATTGGTTCAACTAAATTATCTATATCACTAAACAAAACAGTTATACCGTTTTTCATAGTTGAAAAATTAAATTTACATACTACATCGTATGTATGACCGTGTAATCTGCTACACTTTTCGCCAGCTTTTTTATTTCTATGTCCAGCATAAAAATAATATCTTTTTTGTATAATCATATCCATCCTTTTTCTTTTGCCTCGTAATAACCCTCAACACGTAATTCAGTTGCATGATTATCATTAACACCATACCCCCATTCGTTTAAAATATTAGAACCATTATAATCAGTCATAGTATCATTAATTATAATATCTAAAATATTTAAATCTTTTGCCATTTTCCAAGTTTCTGCTTTGGTTAAGTACATTAATGGAGTATGTATTCTAAAATCAATATCCATTCCTAATGTTAATGTTAATTGAATACTATCAATAAATTTTCTTCTACAATCTGGATAATCTTGAAAATCCATTTGACAAGTACCTGTAATTAAATCTGTAATCTCTAATCCTTTTGCATAAATTCCTGCTATAGTTATAAACAAACTATTTCGTCCCTCAGTTAATCTTAAATTACTAGAATTATTTGTTTTTAATAAATGTTCAATATCAAATATCTTATACTCAATATTTTCTTTATCACAAATTTTTTGAGCAGATTCTAATTCGATTTTATGTTTTTGACCGTAATCAAATCCAACTGCATAAATTTTATCGTATTTTTCTTTTGCCCAATATAAGCAAGTAGTAGAATCTTGACCACCACTAAATAATATTACTGCGTCTTTCATTTATATAGTATTTAAATATTTACCGTATTTTACCCACTCAAAAAAATTATGTCTGCAAGTTTCTCTGGTTTTAATTCTTTTTCCCTCTGGTTTTACAAATTTTTCCATTTTTTTGTTTTTAAAATTATATACACCACCAAACCTATTACCACTTAACCAGCTTGTACTATCAACACTATAAAAAGGTATATCAAGTAAACCCTTTTGACTTGTATAACCTAAACCATGTACTCTTACATTTTTTTTATTTGCGTATTGTACTAATTTTTTTAATTTATCAGGTTGATTTCTTGTCCACCTTGTACCGTGTTGTCCACTAGCACCAATAGCTATATAATTATATTTATCGCATAACATTTTATAATAATCTATACCTAAAAAAATATGAAAAACTGGAATACATTTTTTTTTAGTTTTTTTTTCTATTAAATCTCTAATATCCTCAGTTTTTTTTATACCAATTAATTTATATATATCTAGTTCAAAAAAATACCTTACATCGTATTTATTTATAAAATCAATATAATCATTTACATATTTTTTAATATCAACTTTAACACCGCCAAACATTGAAAAAGCACCACTATCTAAAAGAAAATTATTATACTGGTGTAGTACTTTTGCTTCTTTTTCGTTTATATGAAAAAAAGTATGTAATCTATTAAAATCATAATAATTTAACTCCATCCAAGTATCTTGCCAACCAGCACCAGCTAAAAAAAGTTTCATAGTTTTAAAGCTTGTTTTAAAATGTCTTCTGCTTTTCTTCCATCAACTTTTATTTTATCAATAATCTCGTTATACTCTAACTCGTTTTCGTATTTTAGTATAATTTTATTATTTGATTGTTCATTATCTTTTGTTACATCTATATATAAATCATCTATATTAACATCTGTTTCGGTTTGCCAAACTTGTAAACCCCACTCGTCAAGTTTTACCTCACTCCAATCGTTAGCTAATATATCCCAATCCCACTCACCAAAACCTAAATTATCTTTTATAATAAATTCTTTTTTTTGCTCCTCTGTCCAATTTAATACTTTATGTATATATACATCAAATAAACCAGCTGATTTACATGCTTTTAACCTCATATTACCGCCTAAAACAACCATATTTTCGTCAACTATTATAGGACGTTTTTGTAACATTTCCGGAAATTCTTTTATTGATTTAACTAACTTTTTAAATTTTGTAGAATTAATATATCTTGGATTAGTTTTATTTTCTTTAACTAATTTAATATTACATTTTTCAATCATTGTAACTGTTTTGCTTATACAAATATAAAAATAAATCCCAAATTTTGTTTGATGCAATACTTTGATTTTTATAAAAATAAGGTGACCTTGAGATATTATTATTATCATTTACCTCGATAAAACACTCTTTTTTACCTTTAATTGGCACTATATATATAGTAATATTATTATTTAAACACCAGCTTTGTGCTTTATGATATATATTCATATTTATATTTATCAATTAATTCTTTACAATTAATACATTGTAAAGCTGACCAACTAAAATGATAAACAATAAAACGTTCACTACAATTTGGACATACAATAATTTTACCTAAACCAGCTCTAGTATGTTTATTTACTTTTTTTAATCCCATGGTATATTATTTTTAATTTTAAGTGATTTTGAATTTTGATCAATACTTTTATATACTCCACCGTTTATAAAATCTGGTGCTACATAAAAATGACCTAATTGACCGTTTTCTTTTCTTTTAACTTTTTCAATATATACAGTAACTACATCACTATTGTACTCAGTTTTTTGTCCTATGTTTCTAAACACTATAATACCATTATAACATTTATTAAAAAAATCAGCCGATCCACTAATACTATACAAAGTAGGTTTTTTATATTGACCACCCTCACTTTCAATTTTTCTAGGGTGTGCAACTAAAAATAAATGAGTATTGGTTTGTTGACAAAATTGAGTTATTTGACTTAATTCTCTACCTATGTAACTAAAATCTCTTTGTGCTGAATGATCAAGCATATTCCAAGGATCAATAACACATAAATTAATTCCTTTTTGTAATACTAATTCTTTAAACAATTTTAAAATACCTTTTAATGTTAAGTTTTCTAAATCTATTTTAATCCAAAAAAAGTGATCCTCAATAAAATCTTTTACTTGATTTAAATCGTCGTTATTACAATTTTTACCCATTAATTTATTAGCTATTCTTTTTATATGTCCCTCGTATGGAAAACTTTCTGGAGAAAACATAGCACATCTAAAATTATGATCAACAGCCATATTACATAAAATTTGATCTAAAACATCTGATTTACCACTATTAGGAATACCAGATACTACTGACCATTCACCCATTCCAATTTTAATAAAAGTATCACTATCTGGTAAACCAATATTATAATTTTTTACTCCGTTTTGATTATAATTTAAAACATTATCCCATAGGTTTGATATATTTAAAACACCTTCTAATGGAAAATTTTTAGCATTTTTAATTATATTTTGTAATGTATCAGAATCTTTTTTAACCAATACTTCGTTAGCATCTTTATAATCGCCAAACTCAACATATTTACATCTATATCTTCCAAAACGTCTAGCTAATTCGTTTCTTAATTGTAAACCAGCTTCGTCATTATCAGTACACAAGATAATTTGTTTTTTATTTTTAAAATACTTCCAACAATTATCTAAATAATCAAGTCGTTGATTACCTTTACTAGCACCATTTGGAACACTACATACACTATACAAACCAACCTCGTGTAAACTTAAAGCATCCATTTCACCCTCAACTATATAACATTTATCGTTATTTTTTATATTATTTAAACCATAAAAAATTAACTCTGCACCTGATACTAACTTAAAATTTTTATCTCTATCTCTATATTTAATATTAACAATATTATCATCTCTATAATAATTAAAATTTATACATTTTCTTTTAGCTTGTACTTGTGGTATATATTCAATTGATTCACCAATTTTCCAATGTATTAAAGTTGGTTCTTTTATACCTCGTTTTGTAAACCATTTAATTATACTATCCGTTATATTAGAATTAATTTTTGGTGGTAAAACATACTCAACTTTTGGTTTAAATTTAACATTACCACCCCATCCACAATGATGACAATTATATAAACCGTCGTCTATATTAACACTTAAACAAGGATCTTTTTTCTTTTTTCTTGTACTTGAACATTTAGGACATAAAGCATGTACTTGACCACTTGACTGTTTTAATATAATACCCAAATCTTGTAAAGCTGTATAATTACTCATATTTTTAAATCTCTTATATCCAATAATAAAGATTTTTTTACAACATAACTCTCTATTTTTGTCATTTTTAAATTTTCTTTTTTAAATACCATCTCGTTTGTAGCGAAGCCCTCGAATCTAAATCTAGGATAAATACAACTAAATAAAGCGAATAAGTTACAATCACTTTTTGCGTATTTTGGTATCATTAAAGGATTATTATAATTTCTATTTACTTTAACATCAACTGTATTATTTATAAATACAGCATCGTAATAATCAGTACCTAATTGTTTTGAGGTATTATGTATTTTAAAATCAGGATATAAATTTAATTCTCTACAAAAAATAAATTCAGCACCAAAACCAACTATATTTAGTTTTACATCACTTTTATCGTTTACTGTCTTATAACCATTCCAACCAGTTTTAACTTTATTAAAGTGTCTTTGTTTTGCGGCTAACTCAACTATCTCTTGCTCGTAATTATCTAAATAATAAATTTTACCTTTTGTCATTGTTTTTTTCTGTTTTTATATAATTCCATAAATCTGTCTATAAATTTCATTCCATATTTATCTAAATGCCTTAATTTAATTAATGTTAAAAAATTAGTTTTCCAAAAATTATCTAATCTTATATATTGACATGCTAAGTAAACTTCTTTCAAATCGTACTTATCTATACGTTCTATTTTATCTAAACAAATAATCCACTTTTTAAGTTGCGCATGTGTTTTTGGTTTGTAACGATCAGGAAACAAATTAATAAAGTGTATATAACTTTTTAATATTGTATTACTAATATTACTTATATATATATCTATATTATTATATATAATATTACTTTGTGTCGTTTTTTCCATTGCTGGAATTTCCTTGTGTGGTTTTTCGATGTGTGGTTTTTCGTTTAGGTAATAATTTGTGCCAACAAATCTTCCTTTTTCTGTTATTTTAATTCTTTTTAAATAACCGTTATCAATTAACTCATTCAATCTTTTTCTTATTGTATCTCGACCTTGTTTAAAATGGCCACAAATAAATTCTGTAGTGATTACTTGTTTTGAGGTATGACTAAACATCCAACAATATAAACCAGTAGCACCAATACTTATATTTTTATGTCTAAATATATTACTTGGTACAATAGTAAAATTGTCAAACTTTTTAGGTTTGTAAATTCGATTATATTCCATAATTGATTTTATAAACTAACTTTCGTCAATTAATCCTTTTATACTATCACAAAAACTTCTTAATTTTTTATACATTGATTTATATTCTTCATAGGTAATATCTTTTTCTTCATATAAAAAAAACAACAATTCACTTAATAATACATATTCAGTTTCTGTTGAATAACCTACATATTTATAATCATATTTAAAACCATCAGTTGAGTCAACAGTCCATCTACATTTTTGAGTTAATTCATCAAAGTAGATTGATTTATGTTTTGCCATCTTTAAAATAATTATTAATTTCATTTATCACATTCTCATAATTGTTATGCCAACAAGTTTTCCAGTTGTTATCTTCTAATTCTTTTAACCAATATTTTTGATTATTTGTAGGTTTATTATAACCTACTTTTAATTCTATTGCTAATCCATTATAATTATCATTTGGAGTAAAAATCATTATATCAGGTAAACCAGCTTTCGATCCTAAGAATTTCATTTTAAATTGTTCAAATGGTGTTCTTTTACCCTCGTTCGATACATGAGTGTAAAGTACACTCGGATAATTATATTTAATATAATTCATTATTTTGTTTTGTAAAATATCTTCTTTACCTAAATATTTTAAATAAGGATTTCTTTTCATATAACAAAATTATATAAAAATTACTCTATTTCAGACAATTTATATATAAGTTCATTTAATTCATCTATCTCACCTCTTAAAATTTCTGTTTCAAATAATAAATTATTATATTTTAAAACTAACTTTTTTGCTGATAATTCTTCATTATGGAAACAAAAAAACTTTAATTTTGTCATTACTAATTCATAATCTCTTTGTAATTGTTTATTATATTTTAATAAATCTGGCAAACTTTTTAAACTCCATAAAATAGTCGCGTGATTCTTATTTAAAGAATCAGAAATTTGATGATATGGTATATTTAAATAATCTCTACAAGCTTTGTAATAACAAGCTCTAGCAAATACATATCTTTCTTTTCTAGTATTATTATTTATATCTAAATTAAAATGTCTATTAACTATTTTTTTTAACTCTTCCATTTTCTTGTTATTAAGTAACTACCATCATCACATTGTTCTCCGTCATACAAAGTTATGTTCCCTTCTTTTATATATTTTTTCCATTGTTCTAATGCTCTTTTATAAAGAACTCTACCTTCTTCAATAAACTCATCATCTAATGTATGTACCACAGTAGTATAAGGATGATTAGTTTCTACACAAATAAATTTAAAATTATCAATATCTAGCATATCCATATAAAATGCCGCTTGTATATGATAAGAATATTTTATAACATCTGATCTAAATTGTTTAGGTGTGTTTCTTTGACAAGTTTTTACATCAGCAATATAATTACCAATATTATTAACTACATCAGGACGTATTCTAACGTCTATTCCGTCGTGTTTCTTATAATGTGATAATTCTTTTTCACCTTTAGTATATTTTGTTGCCAAAACATTTTTTTTATAATTCTGTTTAATGTTTTTTATTATATCGTAAGTATCTTGATCTAATATAATTTTACCATCAGCAAGTTCTATTTCTTTTTGATATGCCTCTTTTCCAGCTTTAGTTCTTTTATCTATTTTTTGTGATACATGGTATAAATCCCAAAAGTCATCTGGCTCAAGTATTGCTTGATGAACAGCAGTACCTAATGCCATAGCAGGTGTTTCTTTAAACTTTTCGTTTATAAAATGATATACAGATGAGCTATGAATTTTTTTTAAACCACTAGCACTTATACTATTTTTAGAGTGGTATTCGTCGTTTGTATCTTTAACTATTAACATCCTGCTATATTTAAAATTAATAAACCAAATGATAACATTAAAGCCATTATTACACAAGCTTTAATAACTAACATTGATTGCTGTTCTCTAAAAGGTGATCTACCTTGATTTGATCTATATTGTCTTTTTTTCATATTATATATGTTTTTTTAATCTATTAATAATCTCATCTCCATTATAAACATCTCTTTCGTTTTTTAATCTAAATGCAATTCTAAAATGAAAATCCTTATTATCTTTTAAAATTTCATCATATTTTTTAGGATCAGTTAAGTTTATTAAACTTATATCGTACTTGTCTTTTTTTAATTTTCCATTATTGCCACAAAAACTAATTTGATCTTTATCAATTAAATCTTGTAATAAAAAATTAATATCAAATATATTTAACTTGTCAATTTTTCTTTTGTAAGAATTTAACATTCTCATATATTTTTTTTGTAGTTTACTTTTTGTATTTACCATAGATTATAAATTTTCTTTTAAATTAAAAATAATTTTTAAATAAAACAAATTAAAATAAAAAAAAAGGCAACCTTTCGATTGCCTATTCTCCTATTGCTGCTAATATTTAGAAAGGAAGATCATTTGATGGCTCTTCTTTTTTATCATTAGTTTGAGGCGGTTGATATTCATTTTTAGTAATAGAAGCCGATCCATCTTGATTAACCCATAAACTAAATTTAAACTGTGTATTACCTTGATATTCGGTTTTACACTTATCTGCTTTACCAGATTTTAAATACTCAAATAATTGATTAGGTGTAATAACACCATTCCAGCATGGAGCACTTTCATTTTTATTGAAGATTCTAATTCCTTCAATGTAGTTAGGTTCTTTTTTTGTTTCACTCATAATTTAAAATTTATATTGATTTTTATTGTTAACTTTTCTATTTGATGCAATATTACCGTCATCATCTTCACATTCTAATCCTAGTAGTGATATTACATTATATCTTCTGTAGTATGTTATAGCACTACCTATTTTTTGTGGATCATTTGTATCTGGTAATTTGATAGAACTAAATATTTTTTCTTTTGATTCTACATCTTGTATTATAGCATAAACCTCGTGTTGTTCAATTGGTTGTATTATCACCAACTTATATTTTTTTAATAAAGGTTTTAAATGTTTTAATAACTGATTTATATCAGCATAATTTGATTTAAAGAAAGGATTTTTTGATTCCTTAGATATTGCTTCAATCTCTTGTTGCAACGAAAATAATTTTTGATAAAATTCCATAATTGTGTTTTTTTAAATTAAACGATTCATACTTTTAAATCCCATTTCTTTCAATGTTAATATTTCGTCTAACGTAAATCTTCCGGGATTATTAATTCTGTTAGCTAATGTTGGACGAGTACAATCCAAAATTTTACAAACTTTATGTTTGTTTAAATTTAAGTTTTTAATGTCTTCTTCAAAATATAATTTAAAGTAATTCATATAATAATTTTTGATAAAGATAATAAAATTTATTTTAAAATTAAAAAAAAACTTTTAAAAAAGTACCCCCCAAAGTAAAGAACAATGAGGGGCACAGCAGCAAACAGAAAAAAGAAAGTTTAAAATTTTATAACAAAATCAGACGTTAAATCATCATCTTGATTAGGTATATGCATAACAGTTTTATATGTATTTTTTTTAATATTATAATTTATTGAATCGATATAACAGCTTACCGGTTCTTGTAATACACTAGAGCCAAAGTTAATCCATATTTTATTATGTAATCCTAAAGGCAATACATTATTATTGTATAAATCTCCCTCGTATCTAATTACAAAATCTCTATAATCATTTATTACTTGTTGTGATGTAATTTGTTCTATTGATTTTAAATAATTTGTTTTATCTCTTGATCTATAAAATTCACCACTTATTTTTGAATATTCTTCGTTAGTTAATATCAATTTATCTAATTCTAATAATCCAGTAAAATTTCCACTTCGTTTTCTTATAAATTGTAATAAATCAAACTTTTCAAAAATGTCAGTTCTTTGACCATCTGCATTAATATATACTTTGTCTAATATTATAGAATCCCAGTGTGTATCTGTAAAACCAGATGTGCTACCAGTTTGAAAGGGATCATATAAATAAAAATATAATTCCCATGCATTATTTGGCAATGCTGGAGCTGTAAAATCATAGCTTTTCCATCTTCTATTATTTACAATATTTACTTCGTTTATAGTGGCTGTTGTTGTCCATCCGCTACTTCCTGACCAATATAACGTGGCTATTGGGGGATCGCCTGGCAAAACAACTGCCTCAGCTTTTACTTGCCATCTAAAACCCCTGACAACACCAGATGTTGAATTAAAAAAATTATTTAATTTTAATTTATAACCAATAAAATCAGAACCAGCTTCATTTATTGGGTTTATTAATTCAGCTGTAACACTAGTTCCACTAGTTGAGGTTTGTATGTTAGTTGATTTTAAAGATACATCACCTTGAAAACTAAAATTTGTATCAATACTAGAATTAGTTAATGTCCATCCAGATGATCCAAATTCAAAACCAGAATTACCTATAATATTTGTGCTAAAAAAACCTTTCATATCTACACTTTGTGTGTATTGTTTTAATGGTCGTAAATATTCTTTAGTTAAATTATTTAATGGTAATAAATCTATTGGTATATCACAATCCTCAATATTAGGATCGCAATTTGTTTTAGTAAGTGTATTAGATGATCCAGAACACACATTTAAAACATCAACAGTTGATGTTGATTGATAAACACCAGAACTATCATAAATATTATATTTTATTGATTCAGTTGCATTATTTTGTAATGACAAAGTTTCTGCTGCTCGTATTCCAGTAGGTATAGTTCCGCTATTAGCAGAAGTAGCACTACTATCTTTTACTGATTGTTCGCTATAACTAGAATTATTTATAATATACCATCTGCCATAGCTTTGAAAAATTCTACTATTTGTAAATTTTAAAATTTGCTCTAAAACCTCTTTACAATTTTTTGGATCAACTCCATCTGAAAAAAATTTTTTAGCACTAATAGTGTCATTAATATCTGTTTTTTGATCGTAAACATTATAACCGCTTGTAGCTCCATCTTTTTGTATATCGTTAGAAACATAAATATCAAAACCTAAATTAATATTTTCTAATATTTCATGTATGTGAACCATAAAATCCCCAGCAAGTTCATTGCCACTAGAATTTGTTAATGGCTGTGTAAAACCATCTAAACTACCTAAACCATCATATCCTTTTAGAATTATAGGATAAGGAGTAGAGGTAACAGCTTCTTGAAATTGATCCACTAATAACCATCCTTGCCAATATGTTTGATAATTGTTACTCCCATCTTTATAAGATATTTTAATTTTATATTCTCTCTCATCAGCAATATAAAAATCATCATAGTTTGTTGTATCTGTAACAAAAAGATTTATTTGACAAGTTGACCCAATAATCGGATCGTAAAAATTATCATCTTGATCCCAAGAAATTTCAATAGGATCATCTGTACAAACTAAATCGTATATAGGTAAATCAGGATCAGTTGGATTAGCTTTTACATATCCGTCTTTTAATATTTCAATTTTTTTTCCGTTACCTAAAACGTCATCGAATTCTAATTTAAATTTTACTCCGTATGCCATTATTTAATTCTATTTCTATTACGATCAGCTCTTTGTAAAGCAACCACTAAATCTTGTCCTTTTAAAGTAAATTGACCTCCAACTTGAACACTTGATCCACCGCCATCGCCAATCATATTTTTTAATTTATCTAAAGGTGCTACTACCTCAGGATTTGATCTAGCACCCGGATATTCTCCAAAGAGTCCAAGTGTTGGAGTACTTACAATTCCACCTTTTGCAAATTTCTTTGTATCTCCACCCTTTACAATTGATGCAGCACTTTGTATCATTTTACCAACAGCAATTAAAGCAATACCAGCTGCAATAGCTGTAAATGGGTGTTTAAAAGACATTTTAATAGCTTCCATCGTTAAACCAATTTTTATTGCTAATTGACCTAGTTGTATAGCCATTGATCCAACAGCATTTAATAAAACTGATGCTAAACCTTTTGCTAAATTACCACCATTAGTAATGGCATCAGCTAAAGCCATTCCAACACCCTCTGCCATTTGTTGAAATCCACCAGTAACAATACTACCAGCTTGATTCATTATTTCTTGCATTTGAGCTATCTCCTCTTTGGTTCTATTATTAAATTTCTTTATACTTGTATTTGTTGTTTCGAAAGGTTTTTGAGCACTTTTTACAAGTTTATCCATTCCCTCGTTTAATGCTTTACCACCCTCTGTAGTTACAGCAAACATATCATTTAAGAAATTACGTCTATTCATTACAGCTTTTTCTTGCTGTATCTGTTCCTCTTGATTAAATACTGCTAATCCACTATTTACTGGAGTTATACCACCACCAACATCACCACTATCTGTATCAGTTTTTTTAGTTACTATTTCAGCTTCTATTTTAATTTTTGGTTTTGTGCCTTCAATATTTTTTAAACCATTTATTATTATTTGCATGGCTTCCTCTCCAGCTTTATTTGTTTCGTCTTTAACACCTGCTACAATATCATCAAAACCACCTTTAAGAGATTTAGTCATTTCTGATACACTAATTTTTATTAAGTCAGTATCGAGAGTAAATACACCTTTAATCGCAGTTCCAAAATTTCCAATAAGATTTGTTATTGTTTTAAATACTCCACTTACAATAGTGTAAAGTATCCTCATTTGTGTTTTTATTTTTAAAACAGCTAATTTAAAAACTGCACTTATAGATTCAATTAAAACTCTGAATCCATATGCCTCATTGTATAAATCAATAAAATAATTAGCTACATCTAAAATTGTTTTTTTAATTGGTTTCCAATTGGTTGCTATTACATAAGCAATAGCAGTTAAACCAGCTATAACTAATCCAACTGGACCCATCATTACTGTTAATGCTGATCCTATTGCTGGTGCTAATGTTAACAAAGTTCCAATAGCAATTAATATTGGTCCAAGTGCAACACCAAAACCAACCATTATAACTGTAAATTTTTTTGTTTCTGGTGTTAATGATTTAAATTTCTTAGTTAGATCACCAATAAATCTAGTGATTTTAGGTATGTTTTCTGATAGATTAAATGCTTTGCTTATCTCTTGTCCCAATTCTGCAAAAGCTATGTTTAAATTGTCTCTTAGTGTGCTAAATAAACCGTTTAAAGTTTTACTTAATGTATTCATTCCACCATGGAATTTTCCTCCCTCTTGTGTCGCTTTAGCAAATGCAGCTTGTAAAACATCAAAAGTTATTTTACCTTCAGTTGCTAATTTTCTAACTTCACTAGCACTTTTACCAGTAACGTCAGCCAATAAATCATACATCGGAACACCATTATTAATAAACTGTAAAATATCTCTAGACATTACTCTACCCTCTGCTGCCGATTGACCAAAAGCTATTGCTATCCTTTGTAAATCACCACCAGCAACTGCGGCAATATCTCCTAGTTGTGCCATTGAATTAAAAGCTTGATCAGCACTTAATCCGAATCCCATTAAAGTATTATTAGCTTTAACTATCTGATCTAATTGAAAAGGTGTTTTTGATGAAAATTCTACTAATCTTTCAAATGCTTTAGCACCCTCCTCAACTGATCCAGTCAATACATTTAATGTAGTTTGTAATTTCTCAAAATTTGCAGCTTGTTTTAAAGCTATACCACCTGCTATTGCTAATGGTGCAGAAATGTATTTTGATATTTCTTTACCAACCTTTTGAGTTTTTTTTCCGAATTTTCCGATACTTGAACTTGCATTTTTTAAAGCCGCTTTTAATTGAGCTATATCAGCAATAAAATTAATTCTAACATTCTTATCTGCCATAGTAAATTTTTATACAAAAATAACAAATTTATAACTGTACTGTTTTACCCTTTAAATTTTCTAGTTTTTCTTTAAATTTAATATATTCTTCTTTAGTAGATTTAGGTTTACCTTTCTCTAAATAAACATCTTGTGGTAGTGGAAAAAGTTTATCAGGAGAGATCATTTGATTTCTTTTAGTACAATTTACATTGAATATCATAGCAGAGTTATATCTTACTCTTTCCCAGTGTAAATTTTGTTGAATTAAATAAGATTCTCCAAGTAAGTGATTCTCTTTCCACGTGTGTAACCAAAAATCATTTGGTGGTATGCCAACTTGACCAATGTAAAAATCTAAAAGAGAATCCCAATCAAGCTGGCTAGTTACTTTCCCTTAGTAGATTTTTTTACGTTTCTTTCTAAACCAGAATTTAAATTGTTACCTAATATTCTAGATTGCATCATAACATTTACAATATCATTTAATTTTTCACTATCTACATCCTCAAGCCATACACCAACTTTAAATTGATTATAAGTTATTTCGTTGTCTTGTTCTTGATCATTAGCTAACAAACCAGAATATATAATTGATCTTATAGTGCTAATATTAACACCTTTTTCAAATACATTACCTAATTCTTCTAATGATACTCCTAAAATGTCTGTAAAGTTTGCCCAGAAATTCATTGAAAAATGCATAGTACGCATCTTTCCACCTATTTTTAAGGTATAGTAACCTCTCTTTTTGTTTGCCATTATGTTAAAATTATAAGGCACACAGAACTAACTATGTGCCAGATTTATTTTATTAGTTTGTAGTTTTAGTAATCGCACCAGTAACAGTTATTGATCCACTAAAAGATACTGGAGATTCCATTTCTGCACTCATTTCAAGGTTATTAATAAAACCAGCACCATTGTAAACTGCATCACCAGTTTCAGCAGTACCAAATGACCAAAATACTTTTGTTCTTCCTAGTAAATAATCTGCGGATTCAATAGCATTGTTAGAGTCGTTGTAAGCAACTAAACCTTCAAATGAAATCTCACCAGATATAACACCAGCAATATGCTCAGCAAAACCAGCTGACGTTTTTGTAGTTGCTTCTGGTAAATCATTACTTAATGATAACGAAGCACTTGTACTGTGCCCTACTGCAACTTCTGATCCATCTGTTGAGTGAAACTTTAAAATTAAATCTGTTCCGTTAAATACTCCACTTGTAGCCATAAGAATTATTTTTTTTAATTATTTAAAGCAAATATACAAATAAAAAATTTATACATTTTCCCATTGATCCGCTATTGTTTGCCATTGAGCAAATACATTTTCCCAAGTCAAACCCTCTGTTGGATCGGTAACAGTTATTATATGTTGTAAGGTAATTTCTAAATCAAATTCAGTTACAGTATTATCATCACCAACTTCATTTACATTATTTACATAACCCTCTGCTCTAAAAACTAACTCAGGATTTGTTAATTGTTTAAAATAAAATACTTGTTTTGATTTTGTAATAACGTAATCTGCAAATTGTTGAAAATTTAAAGAATCATTATAAGCTGTTAATCCATCACATTTTATACTACCACCTTTTATTAAAGGTAAATATTCAGTAAAACCTAAACTTTCTTTATTAGTTATATCAGTTAGATTTAACTCTAATGTTATAGATGTGTTTCTAGAATGACCAATAGCTGTTGTATCTTTTACAAGTAAAAAGCTACTGGCATTAATACTAGGCATTTTATTCTTCTATTGGTGTGATTTCGCCAGTATCAATATTTAAAGAACCTTTGCCATGCTTATCTTCAATCTCTTTCATTTTTTCTTGTTGTTCTTTAATTGATTCTTTGTGTAAATTAACAAGATCATTAATTGAATTATATGCAACTACTCTTGCGCCTATTTCAATAAGAATTTGATTTGGTTTTGAAATTGTTTCTTTGAGTTCTTGTAACTCTTTTTCCTCTAGTTTGCTCATTTTTATTTATTTAATTATTAATTTTTATACTGGATCGTTCCAATTTGGATATAAAATCTCATCAACTGGATTTTTCTTTTGATATAACAATTCATCAACATCTTGTTTTAGTTGCTCTATATTAACAGTTGCTTCTAACCAACCAACTACAATATCTTTTGTTAAATCTTCGTAGGGTATAAAAGGATTTTCTGGATTGTATTCAATATGTTGAACACCAACTTGTCTGGCTGTTGTAGGATTTTCCTCACCATCTGAAACTATATATACAAATATTATCTCATATATAACATTTTGATTATCACCCTCTTGTATTTTAGCATTAAACTGTGAAATTTCCCAACTATAAATATTTGCCATAATATTAATTTTTTACAAATTTAATCATTTATTTTAACAATTACCAACAGCTAAAATTGCTCCATTGTTACCTACTTGCATCCATTTACCGCTAGCAGTTGGAAAATTACCAGTTTCATAAATAGCATAATAACCAGCTGGTGCAACAGTTGCACCGCTAATAGTGGTATATGCTGTATATTGACCGCCACCAGCATCTGGAACTAAATTATTTACATCAGTATGAAAATATGGTGATGGTGATGGTATTGCAGCTTGACAAGCACTATTGCTGTTTTGTGTACTGTAAACATAATTAAATGCTGTTCTAGTTACTGTTTGATTATACTTACTAAACTCAGCAAAACTCAATGGATTTTCACCATCTGGTCGGTTTTCAACTGGATTTAATGTGTTAACTGCTAAAAATGAATTGCCAGAGCCACTAGAATTACCACCTGACATTCTTTGTAAATCTGACATATATATTGGACCAGTTACACTAAAACTATTATCATATCCATAACCTAGTCGTTCTCTTGCTGTTTTAAGCATTGTAATCTCATCTTGTGATATATCAGGACAAGCCATAATTTATTTTTTTAATTGTTTTATTTCTTGTTTTAAACTATCAACCTCTGCTTTTAGTTCTTTTATAGCTTCAATAAATACACCAGCCATATTTCCATAGGCAACGGAATGTTTATCCTCATCATCTATACTTACAACTTCTGGCAACACCTTTAAAACTTCTTGAGCAATTACACCAATTTTAGTTGATTTGTCATCAATGTCTTTTCTAGTGTAATTAACACCTCTTAATTTAGTAACCTTTTCTAATGCATTATCAATAGTAACAATATTTTCTTTTACTCTGCGATCAGAAAATGCAATTACATCACTTGTAGCTCTTATTGATCCAGATACATCAAGTGCGTAACTTGGTACATTAGTTGTATCACCCTCTCCATATCCTAACCTAACACTTGTAGCAACTGTTAATCTACCTCTTGTGTTTAATGACATTGCACCTTGTGCGTTTGTGTGTCCATTATCACCCCACCACCAACCTCTGCCATCTGTATTACTCATTTGTGAGGTTAAAGCATATTCATTATCTAAAGCACCATAAGTATAACCAGATTGCATACCATACCCATAAGTTGTGCCTGTCCAAACAGAAAATTTAACTCTTTGGCTTACTGCTTTCATTTCAACATGAGTAGTTTGTAATTTTAATACTGATCCGCTTCGAGTACCAGACATTATTAAAGTTCCATTTTGAGAAGCATTATGTCCCCACATACCCCATTCACCATTACCAATCTGAGTTAATCCAGAGAAACCACTTGGCAAAACAGTTCCACCACCTCTATAACCTAGCGACATCCCATAAGCTTCTTTTGACGCTGTTGTTGAATTATGTTCTGCAAAGAATATTCTACCAGAACCCTCGCCACTAGCATCTGTGTTTCCTTCAATAGTACAAAATCTACCATTAACATTACCGCCATTTCCAGGTACACCAAAATTCATTGTCCCACCTTTAACTAAAACAGCTTGACCAGTACCATTATTTAAAACAATAGAACCACTATTATTAACTTGTAAACCAACTAAATTTGCGGTATTTTGAAACGTAAACGTTCCTGATGAGTTCATTGCAATTTTAGGGTGTCCAGATGATGCACTGGTGTCAAAAGCTATATAACTGTTGTTGGTTAAAAATATATTACCATTAACTTGTAATGATTCACTACCACTAGCTCCTTTTATACCAACATTTCCAGTAACTCTATCTATCTCAAATGAATTATTACCATCAACACTATTATTATGTGAGTGTATTCTAAATTTGTTATCTAAATTACCTCTGTTTTGTAAACTAAATCCATAAGTCATTACACCAGAGCCATTAAGTGTTTCAGCTAATTCTAATTTAGAACTTTCATTTGAACCTACACCCCCAACTCGCATAGTAGATGCTGAACCATTAGTAGCATTATACTTTTGAAAGTCAAAATCTACGTAAGGTGATGGTACATTTACACCAAATCTGTAATCAGTTCCGCTATGTTGTTTTAGTGATAATATTCTAACATTTGTACCGCCAGAATTAACAATACCAAAATGTGCAATACCTCTGTCGCTACTTTCTCGACCAGCTTCTATTAATAAACCTCTATCGTTTGAATGATTAATAAGTATTGCCGCACCAGTATTATCGGCATCAGCACCAGCTTGAA